CACGAGAAGCGATCCTCGTCATTGACCCACAAGCAACCGTAGTACCGCTTTGCTTTTGGCTCGAACACCACACCCTCACACACTTTGAGGTCAGCATCGGGTGAGTTCTCGATGATTGCGCGTACAGTCTGAGAGACTTCGACACCACGCCACATTCGTTCAAGCAAACGAGCCTTCACGCTGAACCTGCGCCAGTGCGTCTCGATGTTTCCGAACGGCCCTTCTTCAAACGCGATACCCTTTTGAGGGATACAGTGAAAGACAATGGGGTTCATGTCATCGTCAGTCTCGTCGATGCGGAGCGTAGCAGTACCGATCAGCAGATCAAGTGCAGCCTCGTAAAACTGCGTGCCGAAGTTACTTCTGTTGATGTAGTCGAAGACAATGCTGCCCTGCTTGTCGAGGTTCTCGCGTACCTGTTGCTCAGTGACACCAACATCACCTTGTTCGAGTAGTTCCAATACCTCATTGCTGGGTTGGAATGCAGCCCATCTAGCCTGTATCGGTGCGATGTTTTCCTGCAACTTGCTGGCAGCCTGTTGAATGGCGGTGAGGGAGGTCGAATCAAAGATACGATCCATCTTTTTCTGACCCGTGTTCTGCGTCTCGAACAGGTTGCGCTGAGGCAAGAAGTATTCGTACACGTCGGACATCTGGTCGTGCCACATGCCCTCGGTATCGAATGCCCGCTTCTCTCTGCGCTTCATGTCCTTGACTGAGCCAAGGTATTTGGGCGACTTCATGCGATGCCTCGTACATTGATGCCGCTCAAGATGCTAGCGCGTTGTGCTGCTGACGGCATTGATGCCTTGCTCGCCTTGCCTCTGCCCATGCCAGAAGCCGCAGCCTTACGGCTTGCCGGTGCCCCTGCCAACAGTGAACGAGTGCCAAGCTGCCCACGTCGCTGCGCTCGCAAGCGTCCCTCGGTTTCCTCGATTTCTTCGTCTAGTGCTTTCTCTTGTCGTGCAGCTAGTGCTACCTCTCGCGCCTGTGGCTCAGGCTTCTTTGGTCTAAGTGCGCCCATGGATCACCTCTTTAGGTATTTGTATAGTTGGTATGGCGTCAGGATAAACGGGTTCCGAATCCCTATCGCCTGTTTGATGTGCCCGACACAGGTGTTGAGCATGAAGATTCCTCTATGATTATCTCTTACCTTGGCCTTGGCCACGATAACGTTTCCCTCCGATGCGCTGAACTCATCCAACGTCATCAGATCCAGCCCCTCCGATGTCTTGCCGTATACGATCCACCGGCCTGCGTCGGCCTTCAACAGATAGCAGTGCTGGTACAACGGGTGCAGGAACCGGCACCACCAGTGCTCGCGTGCTGCAGTAAACACCGCGTACACGTTATCCGAATACATTGAAGTCTACCCTAGCCGTCTGTGGTGCTCGTTGTATGTGTGCCGGTGACAGACTCTCTCTCCATCCGAGGGCGAGGGTTTGTAGTGCATCTGCGCCATGCGATGCCCAGTCATGTACAGGATTATCTCTGAATCGACCAGTCTTTTCGTCCCACTCACGCCGATACGATGCCACGCAGTTGTACCCTTGCTCCGCCCTCTCATCATCTATCCAGAACCGTGGGAACATGCGACGCACCGCCTGTATGCCCTCAGCCTTCACTCTGGGACGTTGCACAGTGCGGAACGATATGCCCATCTGTCTGGCTGTTTCCTTGCGTGAGCGTCCAGACGTAAGCTCTCTGACCTCGATGTCGTGCGGTGCCAAGTGTGTGCCCAGCATCACGCCATTGGTGTTGGCCCATTGGTTGATGTACTGAATGTAGTGTTCCATGCCCTTGCCTGTCGCTTCGTAGTAATGCACAAGGCGTATCTCTTTACCCACAGACTGAAAGAACCACACAGACATCGCGTCCGCAATACCCAAGTCCCATGCAGTGTGAACAGGTAGAGAGGGTTCGACAGGTAGCCTACCGATGCGCCCCTGCTCCTTGGCTGCGGCTATTTGGTCAGCGTAGTAGGCACCCGCGATTTGTGACTCAAACGACCCATAGAACTCCTGCTGGATCAGAGCCTCTTCCATGCCCTCCGCCCGCTCTTGGTCAATGATCTCATGCGAGATGATCGGCGACCCGTCCTCCCTCTTGGTGTCGTTGACTGTCAGGTTCTCGCAATACCAATCGTCAGACTTGCGAGCCATGTTATATAGCGACCACCCGTGGTTCTTGCCCCGTGGTGTGTATATGAACGAAGCCCACCCGTCGTTTTCTGCAAGGATCGGTCTGATATATGCCCACGCGTTCGGATCACACAGACTCCATTCACTAAAGACCACCGCCACAGGCGAGCTGCCTACTAGGTTGTCGTAATTGTCTGAGCCGCTAAGCTGAAAGGTTGATCCGTTCACCAGCTCGATCAGCATTTCTTGGCTACTGGTGCGCTTGCGTATCTCATGCGGAAATACTTGGTCGAGGATGTTCCGGCCTTGTGAGTCGATGCCATTCCATATGGCCTTGCGCGCCTGAGTCTGGTATGGGAACAGGTGCCAGTAGGTGCCCACCCTCTCCAACATAGCTTTAGCGGTGAGGTTGAGGACAGTTGAGTCCTTGCCCGCACGCCGATGCCACACCACACAGAACCGCTTTGTTCCCGCGTCGTAGGCTTTGAACAACCCCACTTGATGCGGACGTGGCGTCCACTCATTTGGTATGGAGATCTCAGGCATCTTTGAATGACTGCACGTTTATAGTCAGGGCTTCCCCACCCTCTCCTGTCACTTCAGTTGATTTCAGATCAGGGATAAATTTGGCCATCATCTTGAGCGACAACGTAGCTGCGGAGTTCATACGCTGTACTTCAACGGCGCTGAATTCCTGCCCCGGATCAAGCAAATTTCTAATAACATCATGCACATGCGTCTCATACCCACTAGCTTCGATCTTCTTACGCATCTCGTCTTGACGCAGTGCCCGGTTAAGTTGCGCTCTAGTCTTCGCCACGCTTACCTCCGAAAATACGCTCCCACCCATCTTGGTATGCAGGTGTGTTGTTATTCAACCTTCCCGATATTCTTGGACGCGATCCCTTACCACCGAACAGCTCTGGAAAATGTCGTTGCTGGTCAGTTTTTGACAGACTGCCCCTGAGGTCTTTTTTCTTTGTCATGCGCGCCAAATACCACAAAGGATTAACGGATTGCAAGCTCTATTCTACAACACCCCGCGAAATTAATTTAACTTTTTTTTGTTATATCGCTAAATATCGCTTGACACCTATGAAAACTTAGTTTTTAATGGCTTCACACAACAGGAGAACGACATGAACCTTTACAACGACAACAACGGCAAATGGCACACCGACTACATGACAAAGTGCAAAACCCTTACGGTTGAGGAGCTCGAATTTATACGGGCAGACTGCCGCGCAGCGATCCAAGCAAACCCAGAAAACCCAAAAGTCGGGCAGTATCTCGATGAATCTCATTATTGCTCGATGGAGCTTGTTAAACGAAAAGCCGCGTAAGCGGCCCCACACCCCCCCCAATCAACAACAACGGAGAACGGACATGGAACGATACAACGGATGGAAAAACTTTGAGACTTGGCAGGCCGCTCTGTGGCTAGAAAACGACGGCACGCTGGAAATGCTCCGACAAGACGACATGCTGACAGAGGAAGCCATTACCGAGCAGCTAGAAAGTCTGCTGGACAACATACCCCCAAGTTTGTTGGGCGACATCGTCGGCGCTTGGTTAAGCCAAGTTTATGTCTCGGAAATTTTCAACAAAGCCGCGTAAGCGGCCCGAGGAGAATCACTATGTCTTTGAACGCCATCAAGCAAACGATCAAGTCAGCGGGTTATTCCAAATATGTCGCTGACATTTCCGAAGATCCAGAGATTTTCGAGGTTCAACTGCGAGAGCCTTGGATCAACAGCGAGTACCAAGAAACGTTGTGGGTCTACGGCAAGCACCACCTCGAAGGGGGATCTTCCCTCCAAGACATGCTGGGAGACCTCAAGTGTTGGATGATGGGAATCGAAAAGGAGGCGTCATGAAACTACGCTACCCACTCGCCCTACTACTGGTCGTTCTGATCTCTTGCGTGTCCGAGCAAGACTATCAGGACGCGCTGCACGAAGAAGCCGTCTACATCCAATCGGTGTGCGATGGTGTCCACGGGGACTACCTCAATCTGCGGCCTTCTTGCTGACCAACCACACGTTCTCTTTGTCCTGATCCTCCGGTTTCTCTGCCGGTGGGTTGGGATCGTCGATGTCCACCAACTCTGAGATGATGATCGTCACCTGACAGTTGTCGGGCAGATCCTCGACTGTGACGCTAGGCATTGAATCGTTCCTCGATAAATCTTTCCCTTGCTGTGAGCGTGGCTAGGTCGTTACACGCTTCTTCCAACAACTTGATGTCCTTGGTTCTAGCGTACTCGGTGAGCAACTGAACCACCCTCCCGCTGAGGAAGTTGAGTTGATTGGCGACGATGTAGGCGGATGGCTCTATTTCCTTCATCATTCCAAGTCTACCTTGTGAATCTCGCCGCGCCACTCATATTCACCGGGGTTGTGAACCTTCACTAGCTCAGGGGTCAGCAGGAAATTGTCACGAACCGTCAGAACAACATAGCCTGACACCCACGGTCTGGGATTATCTTCGGCGTAGTCAAACGAACTTTGATGGATGTCCGCCATTGTGCCGCACTGCACACCGTATCGGTGAGAAGTGTAATCAGACCAACTGTTGACCTGCATGACGTGAGTGTGGCCCGTGCATATATGCACCCCACTTTTGAGGGCGTTGTTATAACCGGCATGAATGCCACCGTTGAATCGGTGTTTGATCATGATCGGCTTCTCTGCCCCATCAACCCAGAGCGACATACAGAACGTCCAATTTGGGAAGTGATCCTTCAAACTGAAGCCGGGCACACCCTTGAACATTGCAGCATTTTGCGCCAGCGACATGTCGAACCTTTGGTCGTGGTTGCCCATCGTCCAGAATCGCTGCGCGTTTGGCGCTGCCTTCTCAATCTCCGCAAGCCGCATCGAAATTACGCCTAGCTCTTGCTCGACTGTTGGCCTTTCCTCCCACCCCAACGGAGCGTGGCGACCAATGCTGGCACCGTCCATCAAGTCGCCATTCAAAACAATCACGTCGGGTTGCAGCTTCTTTGCTAACTCAACAAACGACAAATGTGCTGTCGTTACCGTGTTGGCCTCATAGTGGCAATCACTGCCGATCATGAACACCATGTCTTTTTCGATGTTCAAGGTTTGCCGAAATGATTTCCTCGGCGTCTTTGAGCGCGACAGGTAGGCCGGAACGTGTAGCGCCCTGCCCAAAATACCCTCAACCTTCTTGCGTTTCTGGAAGACGTTACGCACCGACACATCGTACTTGACCGCCATCTTCGTAGCGCCCAGCGCCTCAAATTCTGCCCCAAACAGCTCCGGGTCAGTCGGTAACTTCGGTCTTCCCATATCCGCCGCGCCTCGCGTAATTATTGCAAACGTGCATGAAGACGAGCCTCTTTCGTCCCTCGTCTCCGGGTTGTTGCTTTGGCTCGGCATCCCAAACCTCTTTCATCGCAGCGTCCATAGCCTTGACCATGTCAGCAGCCACAGACCTTGGCGACCTCACCCGCACACCCTGCGCTCATGCGCTTTAATCTGTTCTTCCCAATCGGAAATCATCTCGCGGTAGTCCGACACATAAAACTTTACCGAGTCTTTCTTCGTTGCCAGCATGTGCTCGACTGCGTCTTTGCCATACCAATCTATCATCCAGATCGTGTACTGCGCCTCTGCGCTGCCGTGCTTCATGCCGAATCCGTTACAGCCACGGCACTGAGGGTGCACATTTTGCTCCTCCAGCGCCCACCTCGATGACGAACCTTTCGGTATAAAGTGACCGCCATCCATCTCCTTGTAGTGCTGGATCTTGCCACAAGACACGCAAGCCGCGAACCCTGAGTCATCGGCTGCACTGATTCTTGCAAGTTTTTGGAGCGTCTTCAATGCCTTGGCGCGGAGTGTTGCACTCGTTTGTTTCTTCGCCATCAGACTCCGCACATCCCTTCACACTCATCCATGAAGCTAAAAGTTTCCTGATCCTCTGCCGGATCGCTTAGGTCAGCATCATCAAGCGGGACTCGGCTGCGGTGCAGGTAGAGCTTGTTGCCCTCGCTTGTTTTATTTATTCCGTCGCGAATCAAATGGTCAACCACAACAGCCTCAGTCCATGACTTTTTATCGTTTGCTTTCATGTCGCGCCACGTCGCGTTGTCGTGATAAGGACAAAAGGTGCAGGCGCTCTTTCGCGGCAGTTCGTTGTATCCGTTATCGCGCATCCACTCCAGACAGTGCAGCCTGCTCATTCGCTTCTCAAGCAAAGGCCATCGGTTCTCGATCCATTTGTGCGGAGCCATCTTCATGCGTTGAATTTCATCTTGGCTAATGCCGATCCACTGCTCGACAGCGACTTCTTTCGGCGCTCTTTGACGCGGCTTGAGTCCAATCAACTCACGCAGCTTTTTGAATATGGGCTGAATCTTGTAATCAGATGTGCATTGCCGGAACAACATGCCGTCGCTTTTTGCCGACTGCACGAACAGCGGAGGGTTGGGCACCCTAGCTCCGGTTTGAGAACTAGCGATCAGGTCGTCTCGAAGATTGCCAGCGGTAACCCTGTAAATAGGGAATGGCAACTGCGTCTCCAGCCAATCCAGCCATTCGTAAATGTGGTCTGGCTCCGCTTGCGTGTCAGCAAAAATCGCGCAGTCTGGCATTGGTGTAATCTGTCCCTTTGCCGCCATCAGAGCCATGACTGATGATTGCACCCCCGCCCCTAAACTAATCACTGTCAGCATCAGACGATCCTCCGCTGGTTGGCTTGCTTCGTGCGCTCTGCGTCAAACATCAACTGCCCGAGCATGATTTGCTTCTTCAACTTCTCAGCGGTTAGGCTGGCTTGCGCGACTGCTCGGTAGTGGTTTGCCCACTCTCCGGTTGATCTTGTTTCTGTCTGCGCCTTAGCAGCACTTGCCCCGCCGTCCATGAATGCCTTCTGAGTGGCGGCCTCGAAAGACTTGAAATTAGTTTCTGCCTCAATCGCTTCCCGACTTGCACTCTCCCACTGATTTATACGTTCACTCAACTTTTCAAGTATTCGATCCATGCGATCTGGTCGATCCATTTTCTCTCTCCCACGTCGTGACATTTAGT